AGAAACTAGCTTGGTTGTTGACACGGCTAACGCTTTCAAGTTCATCGTAGATGATATTGAAACTGCAATGTCTCACGTTAACTTTAAAGAAGTTGCTGCCTCATCTGCTGCTTACGCTTTGCGTGACGCTTTTGATGAAGGTGTAATTGCCACTATGTTTGCAGGCGTTTCTGCATCAAGCCCTAACCATATCCTGGGTAGCGATAGTGCTACTGATCTGGCTGCTGGTACTTTTGATGGTACTGGTAACTTGGACATTGGTTTTGGAACTGATGAGCATGATCCTCTTGATATCATGGCTTACATGGCCCGTCTTCTTGACGAACAGGATATCCCTGAAGAAGGTCGTTGGTTTTTGGCACCACCTAGCTTTTACGAGCAGTTGGGACAGTCAAGCTCTAAGTTGATGTCTGTTGACTTCAACGCAGGTCAAGGCTCTATCCGTAATGGTCTGGTATCTTCTGGAAAATTACGAGGCTTTGACATGTATAAGTCTAACAATATCGCCGCTCCGTCTAACGCAGCAGGTAAGATAATTGGTGGACACATGAGTTCTACTGCCACAGCGCAGACCATCACAAGCACTGAAGTCATTCGTGACCCAGATAGCTTTGGTGACATCTGTAGAGGACTGCACGTTTATGGTTCTAAGGTACTTCGACCTGAAGCAATGGTTTCAGCGTTCTTCGGTATCGACTAAGTAAGCGACTAGAGAAGGGGGTGTAAAAGCCCCCTGATCTTTTTTAAAAAGGAGAAGACATGGCTGTTTTAGGAAGCGACTCTAAGCCTCTAATGATTAAAGGCAATAGTAAAGGAAAAACATTAGGCGCTACCGGAAGCTGGTATAAACCTGAAAATCAAGAAAAATATAAAAACAACTGGGATACAATTTGGGGTAACAAAGAAGCCCCCGCCACTAAATCAAAGGCAGTGTAAACGATGGCTACAACCTTTTTAGATTTAACTAACGAACTTTTGAGAGAACTCAATGAAGTTACGTTAACAAGTTCAACATTTCCAAATGCGGTTGGTGTACAGCAACACGTTAAGGACTCACTTAATCGTGCCTATTTTGATATTATTAACGAAGAACCTCAGTGGCCTTTTTTATCTGTTTCCGATAGCGGTGGAACAGATCCAATGTATGGCAACGTATATTTAGAAACAGTAGCTGGAACTCGCTGGTATGAATTAAAACCCGCCAGTTCTAGTATTACAACAGATTATGGAGCAGTAGATTGGGATCATTTTTATCTTACTACTGTAGGTGTTAGCGGAGAGACAGCCCCTTATGATGATGGGAACTTGCGTTTTATGACACTAGAAAACTGGAAAGACTTTAGGCAAACTTCTGAAAACTTAGATGACGCAGACACTCAAAGCTACGGCAAATCTAATGCAATTATTCGCAGCCCTGATGGGCGAAAGTTCGGGCTTAGTCCTATACCAGATAAAGTATATCGTATTTGGTATTTTGCTTGGAACCTTCCTACGCGACTAAGCGCACACGGTGATGTCATAGTCTTCCCCGATGTTTACACACCTGTACTCATGGCAAGAGCTAGATATTATATATGGCAGTTTAAAGATAATCCGCAAGCCGCTGCCTTCGCACAAGAAGACTATAAAAAAGGACTGCGAAGTATGAGGTCTAACTTAATGTCTCCTACGCCTATGTATATTTCAGATGATCGAATGAGATTCGTATAGTATGGCGGCTTCGCAACCTTATGGTGTTTCATGTAAAGGTGGGTTAAACACAAACCTAAACCAACTTGAGATGCTCTCACAGCCAGGATTAGCTACAAAGCTTATAAACTTTGAAGTTGATGCAGACGGTGGCTATCGCCGTATAAATGGCTACGCGGCCTTTGGCGACACTCGTCCTAATAGTTCTAACGAAATACTAGGTCTTTCAGTATATGCTGACGGACTTATAGCTTGTTCAGGCGATGGAATCTTTTTTAGCCCTGATGGAGAGGATGCCTGGTTACAACTTAACAGAGCTAGTGTTGCAAGCGGTGGAGATAACCACACAGCCTTTACAGGCCGTAGCATGGACGCAAGAACTTCACAGGCGCAAACATCTTTTACAATCTTTGAAGGCAACACAGACTACGGACAGATCATTATTACTGACGGAGTTAATAAGCCTTTCTTATTTAGCATGACAGGAACAGGTGGCTTAACTACTCGTACATTCTTTGCAGAAGAAGTCACAGTAAGTGGCGCAACAGCCCCAACAGTATGCGCTATTCATGATCAACACTTAGTTGTTGCAGGAGCGCCTAGTGCTAAAAACACAGTTTTTTATAGTTCGCTTCTAGACCCTAGTAGCTTTTCAGGTTCTGGAGCAGGTAGCATACTACTACCAGACCAGGTGGTTGGTATTAAAAGTTTCCGTAGCGATCTTATTATCTTTTGTAGAAATAGCATACACAAGCTTATTAATATTAATGATGCTAACAACATTGCTATTGTACCTATTACACAAAACGTAGGCTGCTTGAGTTCACACAGTATCCAAGAAATTGGCGGTGACTTAGTATTCCTTAGCCCAGACGGTATACGTTCTGTTGCGGGTACATCAAGAATTGGTGACGTTGAATTAGGATCAGTTAGCCGTCAAATACAATCTATTATTTCAGCTATAGCAAACTCTATCAACTCATTTAATATTACAAGTTCAGTCCTAAGAAGTAAGTCACAATACAGATTGTTTTACAACACAGATGGAGGCTCTACTGCGGCGGCTAAAGGTATTATAGGAACACTGACCGCTAATGGCTTTGAGTGGGCCGAAACGATTGGCGTACAAGCAACTGGCTTTGCTTCTGGCTTTGCGGCTACAGGCGTTGAAAAACTTTATCACGGCGACAACCAAGGCTATGTTTATAACCATAACGTAGGAAATAGTTTTTCTTTTGGTGGAAACCTTCTAGACATTACGGCACAGTATCAAACACCACACTACGACTTCGGCGACGTAGGAACACGAAAGACTATGCACTATGTTAAGCTTTCTGTAACTCCTGAAGGCGAAGTTTCCCCAGTATTAAGAATGAGATACGATTACGAAGATACAACAATACCACAGCCGCCAGAGTATGTTTTAGATAACATCCCAACACCTTCACTCTTTGGTCAAGGTTCTTTTGGAACATCTGTATTAGGTGCAAGTTCTGACCCAATGCTTCGTCAAGCTGTTCAAGGTAGCGGCACTGTTTGTAATTTCCAAATTAAAAGTTCAGATCAAAAGCCGCCTTACGCGATTAATGGCATCTACATAAATTACGTCCCATCAGGTAGGAGATAACCGAATGGCAGGAACAAGTTACACTAGACAAAGTACGCTTACCGATGGCGATACAATCACAGCAGCACTTTTTAACGCAGAATATAACCAATTAGTTACTGCATTTTCCTATGCCTCTACAGGCACGACAGGACACCAACACGACGGTGGAGCAGCAGAAGGTGGCAACATTGAAATTATTGGCGACCAAGACTTCTTAAACAAGATAGTTGTTGATAGCACTAATAACCGTTGGAGCGTCTATGTACAAGTAGGCGGCAGTGCTGTTGAGCAAGTACGCATTGAAGACGGTGTAGTATATCCAGTAACCGACAGCGATGTAGACCTTGGTACAAATGCTTTGCGTTTCAAGAACGCATACATCGACAGCCTCACAGCTACTGGAAACCTTACTATTGGTGGAAACATTGACGTAGATGGCATAGTAGAGTTTGATGGCTTGTCTGGTACTGGTTCAGTTACAGTTACGGATATTTTAGACCAAGACGATATGTCAAGTAATAGTGCTACAGCCCTTGCATCCCAGCAAAGCATTAAAGCCTATGTAGACGCACAGCAAGATACTGTTGATACATTCGGCGAAGTATTAGCACTTAGTAACACTACTGCGGGTACAGATATCTCTGTATCGACTAACGATAAGGTTCAGTTCAGAGATGCTGCAATCTATATAAACTCTAGTGCTGACGGACAGCTTGATATCGTAGCTGACAGCGAGATACAGCTTGCTGCAACCACAATAGATATCAATGGTGCAATTAACGCCAGCGGTGAGATCATCGCGGCTAGTCTGGACATTAGCGGCAACATAGATGTTGATGGCACTGCAAACCTAGACATTGTTGACATTGATGGTGCTGTAGATATGGCTACAACGCTTGCTGTTGCAGGTAACGTAGACTTCAATGGTGATTTAGACGTTGACGGAACAACTAATCTTGACGTTGTGGACATCGACGGCGCAGTTGATATGGCTAGTACGCTGGCTGTTGCTGGTGTCTTAACGGGTGCTTCGTTAGATATCAGTGGCGACATAGATGTAGACGGCACCTCAAACTTAGATGTTGTGGACATTGACGGTGCCGTGGACATGGCTACAACTTTAGCTGTCGCAGGTAATGTAGATTTCAATGGCGACCTAGACGTAGATGGCACAACTAATCTTGACGTTGTGGACATTGATGGCGCTGTCGATATGGCTTCAACGCTTGCTGTTGCAGGTGATGCAAACTTTGATAGTGGTACTTTATTTGTAGATGTTAGTGCAAACTCTGTTGGTATTGGCAACGGCGCTACCGCACCATCAGCAACTTTAGATGTAAGAAGACCAGATGCCTCTGGGAAAATTGCAGAGTTTCATCAAAGCGCAGGTTTTGGACTAGAATTTGGTAGCTCTCAAGCTCAGTCATACATCGAAGCAGGTAGTAATCAGACGCTACTTATAACAGTGCCTTCAGACATGACTATCGACGCTGGCGGAGAAATAATCCTAGATGCAGATAATGGAGGACAAGTACAACTAAAAGATGGAGGTACAGAATACGGCAGATTCTTCCAAGACTCAAATCGTTTATTCATACAATCTATGGTATCTGATGCAGATATATTAATTAGAGGAAGTGATAGCGGTTCAATAATCACAGCCCTTACTTTTGATATGTCAGCGGCAGGTGCGGCTGCTTTTAATTCTACAATAGCGGCAGGTGCGACAACACTCACCACAGCCGATAACAATCCACAGCTAACACTTATTTCTACTGATGCAGACGCAGACGCAGGGCCAGCATTAAAGCTGTTTAGAAATTCAGCTTCTCCGGCTGATAATGACCTGATGGGTAAAATACAGTTCAGTGGTGATGATGACGCAGGTAATGAATCGACTTTTGGAACAATCATTGTAAAAGCAACTGATGTTTCCAACGGTGCAGAAGACGCTTCAATGATATTTTCTCCTGTTCTTGCTGACAGTTTTCCCGCGGCTCTGACGTTGACAGGAGCAGGAGCTACGTTTAATTCTAGCATTACCGCAACATCACTAGACATATCTGGTGACATAGATGTAGACGGCACAACTAATCTTGACGTTGTGGACATTGACGGTGCTGTTGATATGGCTTCAACGCTTGCTGTTGCAGGAGTAGTCACAGCCAACGCAGGTGT